AAAATCCATCATTAATAAATAACCCCGCCTCGAAGGCATACATTGATGCAAAAATAGAAGTTGCTGGTAAAACTTTGACCTTTACAATTTCAACTGCGGGGAATTACACTTTTGCGAATATCAATCGTGCAAATGTTGCAAAAATCGATTACTGGTTGTTTAGCGGGTCATGTGGCGGTTATTCTGGTTCTGTCATTTCTGGAACGATTGGAAATGGTAATGGTTTGAATGGTTCTTTGTTTTTGCAAGTTGGAACGACTGCTGACCCCGCTGTCGTTTATACTGATACGACTGCATTGCCATCAACAACATACATGCTGGTAAATAATTATAAAGTTGGGGTTGCTCTGGGTGCATGTAATTTAAACGGAGTGGTTCAAGGGGGGACATCGGGTGTTGCTGACTTAGGAGGCGTAAATGGATTGAGTTGTTCTGGAATATTAGGCAATAATCCACTGGCAAATGGTGCATTGTTGGGAACATCAACAAGTGTGGGTGGTGCTATTTTAGTTGCTTATTTCATTTAAGATTTTAGGGTAATCACAATATTAAAAATATATTGTAATTATATATTAGAATGTCGCAACTTTCATCATTTAAGAAAGCACAAAATCCAGACATGGTTTATTACGATATTGTTTCGACCAATTTTCAAACGCTTACTACGGAAGAACCTTTTTTAAGATTTAACGAAACTCGAACAAATCCAGTAATAAATAATACTGGGGATTATTATTTGTCAATTGTTAGATTTAGTTTAGACACATATAATCTTCCCAATATCATTTGTGAAATCCAACCCAATCAACCAGACCCCAATTTAACGATTTATTCTTTGACATTAGAATACGATGATGGTGTAGGAGGAATTACCCCATCGCCTCAACAATTTTTGCAGTTTATCCCGCAGAATAAAAATGCGACTATTCCCATACCACCCAGTCAAACAAATAATAAGTTTCAAGAAAACACGCCATACTATTACATCTACCAGTTCCAGTATTTTTTATCGTTAATCAATCTCGCATTTAAGGCGGCTCTCGTCAATTTAGTGGCATTGACTGGTGGTGGTGCTTCACCAATTGCTCTCGCCGAACAACCCGTTATTACATGGGACGTGACATCTTCATCTGCAATTCTACAAGCACAATTCCAATACTACGACGAACAACAAACCGCAAAGGTTAAGATATATTTTAACCCCCCGCTTTTTGCACTTTTCAATAGTTTTCCAGCATACAACTTTGGAACTGGTGCATCAGTTAGTTTAGGAAGAAACTATCAAATGTTAATCGCTGATTTTACTGGCGTTAATACCATTTTGCTTCCTACTAATCCCACGCCACCCGCAGTCCAAACAATCTGGACGCAAATGTTCCAAGAGTTTAGCACAATCGATACATGGTCGCCAGTTGCGTCCATCGTTTTTACTTCGAATACAATTCCTATTATTAGCAATCAACTTTCCGCACCCTTAGTATTTAACAACGGACAGAGTAGTAGCGGAATTGGAAATAATGCAAACTTCGCCCAAATTATTACAGACATGACAACCAATCAACAAGTATTTAAGCCAAATGTTTTATACAATCCAACTGCCGAATATCGCCGAATTGACATGACTGGAAATACCCCTTTATCCAATATCGATATTAATGTGTATTGGAGAGATAAATTGGGGCAACTCATTCCATTTACTTTGGCTTCGGGGGCGACCGCATCGGTTAAGTTTCTCTTCGAACGCAAAGACCGATTTTTTCATGCAAAAGGAAGTGGAGTATAAAAGTTTAGCAAAATTATTGGTTTATTACAAAATATATTTTAGTTTTAGAAAATAAAATATGTTTTCATATTATATAACATGAGTGCTGACTTTCGAACTACGCTTATTAAAGACGGACGCTTAGCGGATATTACCGACCAATTGACCTATGCTGTCGCATCTGGTGCATCTTCAAATACTTATCAGCAATTTTCTGCGGTTTCGACTTCGACATCTGCCATGACATTCAATATTCAAGTTCCCAGCGAAAATATTGTTGTTTCTCGTGAGGTTCTTATCCAGACCGACATTGCTTTTACTATTAATATTACCAATGTTACTGCCGGTGAAACTGCTTTTAACTATGGTGAAAGTGATGCTTTACAAGCATTCCCTCTTAACTCTCTTTTCACTACTGCTTCCGCCCAGATTAATAATACCAATGTGTCAAGTAATTTGCAAGATATTCTGCCTTCTATCCTTCGTCTTAATGACAACAGAGAACTTTACAGATACAACGGCATGACCCCGTGCCTTCCCGACCAAGCATACAAGAGTTTTGCTGATGGTATAAATGCTTCAAACAACCCTCTCGGTGATTACGGCGACCAGTCTTACGATGGTGATTTAATCCCCAGAGGTGCTTTCCCATGCACTTTTGTTGTCAGTCATCAGCCGGCGGCTGGTGGAGCCCCAAATACTTCCGTTGTTTCTACCAATATTGCTGATACATGGGTTATTACTGGTTTAGTCAAAGTTACTGAACCTTTAATGGGACTTTCACCCTTCGTCTATGGTGATGCTGTCTATAACAAACAAGGTTTAGTAGGAATAAATGCCATGTCGTTCGTGTTTAACATCGATACTTCATGCAAACGCTTTTTCTCTTCCTCTGCCATTGGGGCTGCCGGAGTGCCTTATACATACTCTGTTAGTTTAGGAACAGCCGCTCAAACGAACCCTTTTACCAATTGCCGTATGTTGTTGAACTTCCTTTCAACTCAACCCACCGATTTAATTTCTGCTCGTAATGTTGTTCCCTACATGGACTTACCAAGATACATCAGTTTGCAATCTTCCACTGCACCTCTCGCACCTTCTGCTTCTGCTTCTTTTAACTCTCAAAATATCCAGATAAATCAGTTGCCCGATTACTTCATCATTTCAGTTCGAAAACCCATGTCGCAACAGACCATTAAGGATAGTTCCACATTTTTACAGATTAACAGCATTAGTGTCAATTTGAATAACACTTCTGGTCTATTGTCATCTGCGACCCCAGAGGATTTGTGGCGTATTTCAGTCAATAACCACTCTACTCAATCATGGACTGAGTTTTCTGGTTCTGCAAGTAAAACAGACCCCGCCACTGGTATTGGGTCGCCCGTTTTTACAACTGGTTCTCTTCTTATTCTTTCACCCGCTTACGACCTTTCGCTTCCAGACTATTTGTCAAGCGGGTCTATCGGTCAATACAATTTCCAGTTCAATATTAATGTAAAGAATAACAGCGGAGTTGCAGTAACCCCCGAAATATGCATCATCTGTGTCAATAGTGGCATTTTCACCACGATTGCTGGTTCTTCCAACATCTACACTGGTGTCCTAACCAAGCAAATGGTTCTCGATGCAAAGACCAACGAAGAGAGTGTTGACCCTACTTCTTCCGCCCAGTATTCCAGAATGATTGGCGGTTCTCTTTGTTCCAGAATTGCCACGGCTGCAAACAAACTTCCCATCGTGCAAGATGCCATGGCAAAGGTGCAACGCATGGCGGGTATGGGTGTTCCCAGTGGTGCTGGTGTTCCCAGTGGTGCTGGTTCTCGCCTCGAACGCCTTTGCTATTAAATTGGGATAGTTGGGATACATTTAGTAATAAATTATTAATAAAATATTAATTTGTAATATATTTTATTAATAAATCAATAAAATCAATTGGGACTATCCAAATCAAAAATATCAATATGAGGATTTATTATATATTATTCAAAAAATAATATATATTATTATAATATAAATCATGGCTGGACGCAATTATAACATGGCTTACGATACGCCTTACAACGCAAAACTTTTGGCAGTTTTGGATAAATACGACAGAGAAAGAGATACGAACGGAGAACCAGACATTTTCGAAGACAGAATGATGGAGGGTGGTGCATTTTTAGGTGTTGATGGACGAGTTCATACCGCACCTTCCATGCACCCTCATCTTAATAATCATCTTTTAGGTTCAATGGCAAGGGAGATGGGTTCAGTGTCGGCATCTGGTGGAAAGTTCCGTTTAGGAAGAACACTTCGACAAGTGGGTCATGCATTAGCACCAGTGGGAAGAGAATTGGGACATGCTGGTTTAAGTGTTGCGAAAGATGTAGGACGATATGGACTACAATTGGCACAAAAGGAAGCAACCAGACGGGGAAAGCAGTATTTGGATAGTTATATGTCTGGTGAGGGTGTTTATTCTGGCGGTTTGATGCGACCGCCCGGCATGGTTTCACCATTTGTTGCTTTACAAACTGGATTAGTTGCCCCAGGCACCATGGGAACTTACCCCATGTATAACGCTGTCGAAATGAGAGGAATTAATGGTGGAGCATGTTGCGGTGAATGTGCTGGTGGAAAGTTTAACTTTGGAAAAGCATT